ATGAACGTCTTCACAATTCCTGATGCGCTGGCGCACCATTACAAGGGCGTCGGCATCGCTCTGGCAACAACCGACGCGGCACAAGTAACCAGTTTGGTCTATCTCCGCGACCTTGATACGGCATTCGATGACCAGATTTCATCGGTGCCACGGGCTATTGAAAATCCGAAGATCGGGCATGTTGCCCGCGCGCTCGAAAAGGATTTCGGCTATGTGCGCATCGGCATGGTTTCCTGCTGGGAGTTCTGCGAATTATGAGCAATTCGACAATCTCAACATTCGATCTTTTCACCATGTTCCCCGACTCTGAAAGCGCACGGGTCTATATGGAGACGAAGCGCTGGCCCTCCGGGGCCGTCTGCCCGGCCTGTGATGAAGCGAAGCGCATCGGCAAGCGTCCGGCGGGGTTCTACCGCTGCGGGGCGTGCAAAACGGATTTCACAGTTCGCACCGCCACCATTTTTGAGCGGTCGAAAATACCGCTGAACAAATGGCTGTACGCCATGTACCTATTGGTCACGGCCCGAAAGGGCATCTCTTCCATGCAGCTTGCGAAGCAAATCGGCGTGACGCAGAAGTCGGCTTGGTTCATGCTGCAACGCCTCCGGGAGGCGTGTGGGAATGACCCGACGAAGCTGGCTGGCATTGTCGAAATTGACGAAACTTTCGTCGGCGGCAAGGAAGGCAACAAACACGATCACAAGAAACTCAACGCGGGCCGAGGCGCAGTCGGAAAGCACGCGGCCATCGGGATGCGCGAGAAGGATGGCCGGGTGAAGCGTCACACGCTTGATCGCCTAGCCAGCCTCTTGCACGCCGCCATAGGGCAGCGCCTGACCTACAAGGATTTGATCGCATGAGCGAAACCCCGCCAGAACTCGACGCCATCACAACGCATGTGCTGAACTATCGGCCACTCGAAAAAGGGCAAGCGGTTTCAACCGCAAAAGAAAAGATCAAAAAGGCGGACAAGGCAAAGAAGAAAAGGGAGTCATCTATATAATTCCCTTTTTTTTGAAGGCGAGGAAATCAGCCTGTAACATTTACAATATCAGGCATTGAGAATGATGACGAACCAGATGGAAATCAGGTCTTGTCCTGCTTGTGATCAAGTTTATCGAACACTTTGTCGAATTTGGCACTAATACTGATACCAAGCGCATCGATCTTTGCATCGGTATGTCGTCGCCATTCTTCAACCTGCGCCTGGGTTGTCTCCGCGCCCTGCGTCAGGCCTTTCGTGGTGGTCCTGAGCTTGTCATCAAGGTTAACTATCTGCGAATTGGCAAGATTGATGCGGCCTTCCTGCCGCACGGCCCATACCACCGCGCCGCCAAGCGTGACGATCCAGGTAAACAGCATGGCGAATGTGGTTTGGTCGATTTGCACTTAAGAATACCTCCTGATCGCCGCCGCGAGTTTGATGTGATAATTATTGGCTTCATAGGCCGTGCCGTTATATCCTTTGCAGAATGGACGACACGTTTCAGGATCTGTGGTGCAGGCCATCAGCTTCGCGCGCAGACCTGTGAAGACAAGGAATGTCTCGAAGGCCATCAACTGGTGGACCTCATCCCGCGCCATGCCTTCCGCGAAGGCGGCGGGGGTCGAATAGCCGCATGAGGCGCAATTCTCACCCATGATCTGGAACCGGCCGTAGGAGACGCTGGCAAAGCCCGCGTCCACGTCCAGGCGGATCATGCGCAGCAGCACGTCATAGCGGGCGTCCTGGGTCGCCGGATAGGCCCGCATGCCCCACCTGGGATAGGACACGGCGGGGTCGGTCGCATCGAAGCGGCCCTTTGTGGCTTTCGAGAAGCGGTGCGGCTCAGGCAGGATCAACGGACGCCCGGCGAAGAAACCGGCCCCGCTCGATTCCACAGCCGTCACGGCCTTGACCTGTGCGAAAGTCAGACCCTGCCTTTTGGCGGCATTGCGAAGATCCTCGTCGGCCAGGGCGGTGTCCGGCCCGTCGGTGAGCATCAGAAGGACGGCCGCCTCGGTCAAGCGGCCCCACAGGCCATCGATGGCGCCGGAATAGCGCCCCGTCGCCTTCAGGTGGGTTTGCAGATCGCGCAGGGTCATTTCAGCGCTTTCTTGATGGCGTCCGCGACCTGATCCGCCACGTAGTCCTTGCCCTTCTCGATCACGGCGGCCTTGACCGTGCTGGCGATATCATTCGCGGCGGTATTGGTCGGGGCGGGCACCTCGACCTTGGGCGTGCCTTGGGTGACGAACTTGCCGAAAAAGCCGGCGGCGGCCACCACGGCGGTGATGATGGCCATTTCCTTCGCCGGAATGAGCACTTTCAGTTCATCCGGCACGCTTGCCCACGTGGCCGGAATAGCGGCCGCGACTCCGAGCGCCAGGGTCGAGTAGTGACCCAGCGCGGCTTTCCAGTTGGGGATGAGTTTCATGTTTTACCTTTCGGGCATAAAAAACCGCCCGGAGGCGGCCTTGCGGTTGAAGAGAAAAAATCAGCCCCCCACCAGCGCCTTGGTGATCGTCCAGGCCTCGATCTCGATCGGCTCGCCGGCGGCGACGGCCGGGTCGCGCATCTCGATATCGGCGCCGGAACCGACGGCGCCGACCGATCCCTGGTCGAAAGCCTCACCTTCGGCGTCGAGCACACGGTAATAGCCGATGGTGGCGCTGCTATCGGCTCCGTCATCGCGCGTCACCGCATTGACGGTCGCCACGACATCCGCCCCGTCCGCCGCCGCATTGAGCGAAAATGCCGGATCGGCAAAGGTCAGGGTGCCGACCAGGGTACCGGTCGGCGCGGTTTCGGTATTGGTGGGGGCGGCGCCGGTATAGAATTTCAGCGACCCGCCGTCGAACAGGGCGAGTTTCGCCGACAGGATCGTCCGGGCGGCGGCATTGGTAAGCTTGGTCATATCTCTTTCCTTTAAAAGACAGTGGGAGGGTCGGTTTCGTAGGGGTGGCCGGATGGCAGGACGGTCCCGAAGCGATGCGCGGCCCAGCCTTCGTATTTTTCGATGTCGCCGGATGACGGATCTCCGTCGACCAGTTCGGCATAGGCCAGGCGTTCATTGAGGTTCTGCCCGCCGGTCGAGGTCCCGACGATCAGATTGCCGGTGATCGCCGGCATGGCATGAGCGGTGGCGTAATTCGGCGTCAGAGCCGCCCCGTCATGCCGCCAGAACTGATCCGTGCCGATCTTGGCGACGGTCAGATGATAGGCCCCATCATCGGCCGGCGGCGTGACAAGGATATCCTTGTCGGTGTTGGTGGTACCGCTGGGCCAGCCATTCCAGCCCTTGTCGCCGGCGGCGAAACTGTGTCCGTTCGAGAGGGTGCCGGAGGTATTGATCTGGTCGTACAAGGCCCAGCCCGGCGTCTGCGCCGATTGCGAGAGCAACGCCCCCAGACTGTTGGCCGGATTGCCGAGCCGCTTCGTCACATAGACGCAGACCTTGTTGCCTGCCGGCAGGGCGGCGGCGGCGATGCCGAAGGCGGCCGTGGCGGGCAGATTGACCGCATCGTGGCCATTGGCGTCACCAGCCGCCTTCGTGGGGGTGCCGAGCGCCGTGACGATCGCGCCGCCGATCGAGCCGCTGTTCGTGCCGCCGCTGAAATTCGAGCCGGACCAGGTGAAGGTGGCCGGATCGAACACCGCCAGCCGCGTGGCGGCAGCATTGGCGGGCGTCCACAGGCGGTAGGGCTTGCCGGTGGCCGATTGCGTGACGCCGGCCGCCGTCTGCGCCGCCAGACCTCTTGCCACGGGTGTGGCGGCCGCGGACTGAGACGTATATCCCGCCGCCTGATCGGCCGAACCCGCCGCGACTGACGTACCCGCCGCATCCTGCGTCACAGCCGCGATCGTCTGCGCCGCGCCGGCGATGCCGACCGCAGAGGCAGTTACGCCTTGCAACAGGATCGCAAGGGACTGCCCGGCCGACGCGGAGGCTACAGGCGTCGCCTGAACGGCTTGAGCCATGACGGCGATGTCCTGCGCGCTCAGTGTGCGGTTCACCGCTGTGGCGGCGGCAGACTGCATCACAGTGTCAACCGCCTGGTCTGCCGAGGCCGTCGCCTTGTCGGATTGCCCGGCCGATTGAGCCACCGGCGCCACAGCCTGAGCCGCGAAGCCCGCCTTGACGGCGCTGGCGCTGGCCGATTGCACCGGCGGCGAAACGGACTGGCTTGCCAGCCCGTGAGCCACCGGCGTGACGGTTGCCGACTGCATGACGCCCGCCGCATCCTGCATGATCGCGGCCCGTCCCACGGGCGTTCCCAGCACCACCTTCATCAGATGCGCGATGGCCTGCGATGCCGTCCCGATCGCGCCACCTTCAGAAGGCAGCGGGTCACACAGAACCGACGTGATCACCGGATCAGGCGGGAGCCGCGTAACGACCGGTTCAGCGACAGGCCAGACAGAGGCCAGCGTCATCGGAGGCCAGCGAACAGCCCAGCCGTCAGGGCAGGTGTTCACGGTTTCAGGTCCCGCTTCACGCGCACGGGGCCGTAGAACAGCGGGCGCGGATCGCCGGACTGCGGCTGCACATCCGCCTGCCAGATGCCCAGCGAAGCCGGTTCCGTCAGCGTGCCGCCGGCAAACAATGCGCCGGTCTGCCCGCCGTCGATATGCACGATATATTTCCCGGCCGCCGCGTCACTGATCTCGAATGTGCCCGACGCAACCGCTTCGGGGCTATTCCAGTATTTGCGGATCACCCACGGAATCGTGCAATGCGTCAGATCGACCGGCGCGCCATCGGCATAGGTCAGCGCCGCCTCATACGGTCCCAGCGCGGCCCCTTGCCGGATCAGCAACGGCCGCTCTTCACCGATATAGCCTAGCTGATCCATGGGGCTTTCCTTTCAGGTGCGGGCCGCATCAGCCGGCCTCATTGGCATGTATGGCGTCGATGTAATAGGTCATCGGCGGGATCGACATATGATCCAGCAACAACAGAAGATGCGTCGCCCAGACGGGCGGGCGGATACCGGCCTGGGTGGCCGGATCCTGGCTGTCGTTTTCATAAAAGGTGCCGAAACTGCGGCCGATCCACGTATCCGAGCCTTCCAGAGGCACCGGGATATCCGTCTCGCCCTTGAACGACCAGCTTGGCCCGTATCTGGGGCGGCCCAGATCGTCCTGGCCGATGACCCGGACCCAGAAGACGCGGAAATAGATCGTGCCGGTTGAGGGCTGATCGTGGGGCATCAGGATTTTGAAGCCGCCCAGCAGATTGCCGCCCGTCGTCGGGATCAGGATATGCAGAGAATCGTTGATGCTCGGATCGTCGCTATCGGCCTTGGTGATTTTCAGGCAGCGCGTGCCTTGCCAGGCAAAATCGGTTGTGACCGAAATCGTAGTGATATTGGTGTTCCAGCGGTCGATGCTGGTATGGCTTCCCGTCGGGAAAAGCCCGCCCTCCAGATGGATACCGTCCGGGGCGACCGGCACATAGGTGGTCATCGGCTCGAAAAAGCCCGCGCCGCCCAGCACATCCATGGCGGGCGTAGCGGAGAGCAGATAAGGCCCGATGTTCGGGTTGCCGTTATTCTGCATGTCGGTGATGCGCAGCCGGCCGGGGCCGCTGGCGGCGTAGCCGGTGGCCGACGACAGATTATAGATGTCGCACATATGGAAGGTGCAGCTTGAAAGCGCGCTGTCCAGTTTGACAGGCGGCTCCGTCATGGTGCCGGGCGTGCCCGCCCCCAGAAAACGCATCTGCGAACCGGTGACCTTGCCGCCCGGCAGGCAGTGGATGATCGGGCCGGGCGTCGAGGCGTCACACCATTGTTCGAGCCTGAGCAGGCTCATATTGATCGTGCCGGCGTTGTTGACGATGGCCTGACCGTTATAATCGATGGCCATGGTGACGATATTGATTTCAGCGCGACCGGTATTGTCGATGGCGATGACGTTATTGAAAATGCCGCCACCCACGAAGCGCATGTTTTCGCCGGCGTTCTCCGCGCCGGGCCTGTGCCGGTAGCCGATGCGGTTGCTGAAGATATTGCAGCTGATAATCTCGGTCAGATAGGCGCCGTCGCTGGTTTCCGCGCCGAACTCGAAGCCGGTGATATTGCATTTTTCCAGGGCCGCCACATTGCCGTCGGTGTTGGAGAACGATTTCCACAAGACGCCGGTGACGCCGTTCGCCACGGCCGGGCCTTCAATCCATATCCCGGCCAGCGGCTGCATGATCGGATAATGTTCGGGCGCGCCGTCCCGCGTCATCAGCACGGCGCAATTCAGCAGGGCGGGCTGGATATCGAGCTTGGTGACCCTGAAATTGCCATAGCCGCCCGCCGAAACCGTCAGCCATACCGACCCGCTGACCGGCACATTGATATCGAAACTTCCGCTCCTGGCATCGATCACGCCACCGGTTGGCGGAGACACGTTGAAATAGATCGTGCCCGAATCGCGCCCAACCAGATTAGGCCCCTCGCCGGGCGAGGTGGCGAAGAAGCCGATAACCATATAGGGGGGATTGAAGTTACCAAGGCCATAGCTATCGCCCAGCGTCGCCTCGGCCTCCCAGGTCACAGTGTAACGCCCCACCGGTATGTCGGAGAGCAGGCGGCCCCATTGATAAAAGGTGGCCTGCGTTCCCGGCTCGCCGATATCGGTCATCACCGCCGCACCGGTATCGAAGGTCGTGTCGATCAGCTCACCCGGCCCCCAGATGGAGGCATTCACCCAGCCCTCATCCGTGGCGAAATCGTAATTCTCGTAAAGGTGCTCCGTTGTTGTCTTCGGCGCCAGGGCATTGAACTTCCAGCGCGCGGCCGTGGCTTCCACCCAGGCGATGCCGGAGACGTAGGTCAACTCTTTCTGGCTGGCCGGATCGGCATTGCACATAATATAGACGGCGGGCGGACTGCCGATCTTGCGTCCGGTGTTAATCGCCTTCTGCCAGCCCAGATAGTCCATTTCCATCGCCAGCGACGTGGCGAAGGGATAAACCGCCTGGCAGTCCGTCAGGGTATCGAAAACGCCTGAGGCCGGATGCGACAGGCCGTCGCCGATCGCGCCATAGCTCTGCGGCACATCGACCTTGTAATCATCGGCCCATTGCGCCGGACAGGCCAGCAGGGTCGAATGCCCGAACCCGTCATAGATCGGATATCTGCCGTCATTGTACGGGCCGCCGCCCGCCACGCCGTTGGCCCAGGGTATCCAGCAGCCGATGGCGTTCTGGATATTCTCCATGGCGAAGACCTGGAGCTGCACCAGTTCATGGAACTCGTACGCGGTCATGTCCGAAAGCGGGCGCAGGAAGGCGAACACAGCGATTTCCGGCGTTGTGCCGCTGACCTGTATCGACAGGCGCAGATAGCGCCAGATGGTGTTATCCAGCGGATCGAGCGTCGTAACGCCCCGGATATCCTGCTGGTCCTTCACCGACATCGACCATTCATCCAGGCCGCGCACCTCGCCCGTGAAGTCGGCGCTGGCGCAGCCTTCGATCGTCAGCACATATTGTTCATCCCCCGAAGCGGTATCGAGCACGGAAGCCTGATAGGCGGCGACGAAAGACGACGGCACAAGGTCCGTGCCGGAATCGTAGACGCGCGGATCACCATCGACCATGCCTTTACGTGTGAAAGTGCCGCCGCCGGTGGGCGCAAAGGTGGACGCGCCGTCATCGAGGATGAGGGCGGGATTGGAGGGCGCTGAAATCGTCATGATCAGATTTTCGCCACCACCTGCCCGTCAACGACACGATAGGCCGTGCCGTAATCGTCACGCCATTCCGGCACTTCGACCACTGGCAGGGACAGTTTTTCGGGCGCGATGCGGGCGCAGCGCTGTACCTGCACGATCGGGCCGCTGAGGCTACCCGGCGGCGTCGGCTGATAGGAGACGTAAATCATGAGGTTTTTTCCAGTCCCTTGGCGAAGAGCACCCCGACGACATTTTCAACCGTCGCGCCGCCCTTCCATTTGAGCGTCACGGTATAGGTGCCGGCGGGCTTGTATTTGATGGTGTCCATCCTCACCTGAACCTGCGTCCAGTCGCCCTGAATGTACGAGGTCGGCTCGTCGGCGACGCCATCGACATAGAGCCAGCAATTCCAGTTGGCGTCTCCCGACGGGAAGCCCTGGTAGACATTCGCCGCGCATTCCAGATAGCCCGCCGTATCCAGCGTGATCGTGGTTTCGCACAGCGTAAAGGTCGTGCTGCCGTCGCCGTGATAGTTGGAAGCCGTCTTGGCGTAGGCGGGCACGATGGCGAAGTTGACGGGCACGGCATTGATGGTCAGCGAGCCGTTGATGACCGCTGCCCCGTTGACCTTGACCGCCGAATTGAGGCTGATGATACCGCCGGCATAGGCGAAGACGATGGTATAGACATCAGGATCGGCGTTATCGAAGATGGCCAGTTCAGCCGCCGCGAAGCCGATATAGGACCCCTGCGGCCCGGCCCCGATCACGATGCCGCCCGTGCCGCCAGGCGCGGTGACGCTTAAGGACAGCTTGCCGGTGATGCCGTCGAGCGATTCCTGCTGGATGGCGACGGTCGTTTCCAGATCGCCCACCTTCGTGCTGACGGCGTTGACGTAGGCGGACCAGGTTTTGGTTACGCCATCGGCATCGACCACGCTGACCGTCGAGGCGTTGAGAATGAAGGCGCTGTGATCCACATTAAAGGCGCCGATGAAATTCATGGTGCTGACGGCGTTATCGGCCTTGTCGATGGCGCTCAGGGCCACGGTCTTGATCGATTTGCCGTTGCCGTCGTAGAAGGTCGCCTTGGTGAAGGCGTCCAGATTTTGCCGGCTGAGGATTTCCTTGGCCAGCCCCTCGATATTGGTATTCAGGCCATTGATGATCGTGGCGCCGTCGATGCCCGCCAGTTGATTGGCATTGACCCCGCCGGTCGTATAGGGGCCATAGACGCGCCGCGCGCCGCGCACCCCCAGCACCGAGATATAGGACACGGCGATTTCATAGGTCTGCCCGGAATCGAGGCCGGTGATGGTGAAGGCGGTCGTGGTCGCCGGGGCCGTCGCCCATTCGATCCAGTCCGCAGCGCCCACCACGCGGTATTCGATGACGATGTATTTAGCGAAGGGATTATCCCCCACGCCAGTGATCGAAATCGCCGGCAGGGCATTGGCTCCGCTGGTCAGGTAGCCGACACTGGCATGGAAAGCTTCCACGGCCGGGGCGATAATCGTCCCGTAGTCAGGCACGGTCAGGCCTGGCGTGGGCGGCGGCACGGCCGTCTGACCCAGGGCGAATTCGTGTTTGCCTTCCGTCTCGCTGATCAGCGTCATGGATACCGTGCCGGTCGCCAGATCGAGATCGCGGTTAAGGATGATCGCCTTCTGCGAAATCAGACCCATCTCCGGCAGGTTGAGATTGATGCAGTCGCCGGGCCGGTAGCCCATCCAGGCCGGTTTGGCTGTCAGGGTGATCGGATACATCTCGCGGGCATTGACCAGATCGTAGCCCGCCAGTTGCCCGGCCTGTTCATCGGCCTGGCAGAAGGGATATTCGATCTCCTTTTGCCGCAGGCCGCCGTCTTCGAGCTGATAGGCCTCCGCCGTGATCGGCGCGGCGGCCACCACCTGCCAGTCATGCGCCTCGGAGCGATAGCGCGGGATGATCGAATTCTTGCGCTCGCGGCGGGACCGCACACCCGGCACATTGACCTGACCCGCTATATCGGCTTCGCCAAGCGTGGCCAGGGCGGTGCGTGGCGCGTTGATGCGGCAACTGACCTTCGCGCCGATCTTGAGCGGCTCGCCGCCCCCGGCCTGCAGCATATTGGTCAGTACCGACCACTTGCTGTCCGCCGATGTAAACTCGCCCCCCGATTTCCAGCCGTTCAGATCGGCCAGATTGGCCCCTTCGACGTAGGCCGGGAAATCGATCATGGCGGGCGCTAACCCGACACCGCCGACCTTGACGCCATTTTCCCAATACCCAAGCAGGTATGTGATGGCTTGCAGGTAGTTGTTATCGTACCCGTCATAGCCCCAGCTCTCCGGATCATCGGCGCGCTGGTCACCGATGCCGCCGGGATAGGTTGAATCTAACCGCGGATCGTAGACCCGCATCCCCTGCCAAACGCTAATGGGCTGGGGCACACCGTTGGCATAAACCGTACTGTTGAATTCCAGCGCCCAGCGGTGCGCCGCCAGGCCGGAAAGCTTGTGCGCCGCAGTCCATTCCGCCACTTCGCCATTGCCGATCAGGTCTGTGGGCGTGGCCAGGGCCGTGGCCGGTTGCAGACCCAGCGCCGCGATCAGCCACATCTTGCCGGCGAAACTGCCGCCGGAGGTGACCGCGCCCCCGGCATTGAAGTTCACCGGGGTCTTGTTCGCGCTGAACCCCTCGAAGGCTTTCAGCGGACCGAAGCGCGAAAACACCGTGAAGAAGTTGAGATACTTGTTCTTGTCGCCGCTGGGGTATGTAAAGACATTATACCCCCCGCTGCCCGTGCGCCCAACCAGAAAGGGCGAAGGGGCTTGCGGATCGGCCTTGAAAGAGGTTTGTATTCCGCTGGAGCCGATGCCTTTGGGCTTGGGAGTCAGCGCCTTGGTCACGACGGCAGTCGCGGCGATTTTGACAACCGTTGCGGCAATGGCGTGCTGCGCCGCCCACGCGCCATAGGCCTTGATGGCGGCAACGGCCCAGCTAATCGGGTCAGACATTTTTCAATTCCACCAAAAACGGCACACGCCAGGCAGCAACAAAAGCTTTCGGTTCGGATATCGCAAAACCGCCGTTCGACGTATGCAGCACCGCGTTATTGCTCAGACGTATGGCCAAGGCAGGTACCTCCCAGTCGCTTGGCAGAGCGATGATATCGCCGGGCAGGGCCGCCGCCGGGGCGATGCGATCAAATCGGGCGTCCAGTGCCGCCTCCAGCGTATCGAAACCGGCGCGTTTCAGGGCCGCCCTGGCCCCTTGCAAAGACGAATATTCGCCCGCCTTGACCAGCGAAACCTTATGTCCCATGCGCCTGATGTGGCTGGCGCACATGCGCACACAGTCCTTTCGGCCCCACTGAAAGCGCGCGTTCTTGTACTGCGCCAGGGTTTCCGAAGCGCAGGCAATGCGGTGAATCATTTCCATGGGGTCAGGCCGTGCCCGAATGGGTCAGGGGCGGCTTGGCGCCGGCAATCCCCCAGGGGATTTGATCGAGAACCATCGTCATATATTCCAGCCCCAGCTCGCCGGGCCAGACCGATTGATGATAGGTGTCATTAAGCCGATTGCCCTCGTCATTTTCAAAAAAGCGTTCGAAGCCCGAAACCGCCTCGATTTGCAGCGACGGCGCACCATCGGCGCCGCGATTCCAGTCGATCGTGTCGATCTCGCCATAAAAGCGCAGATCGGGTTGACCTATCACAAGCCCGGTCGCCGGATTGAAGGCGCCGACATAGACCGCCACCGGCGACCCTTGCGCTGTCGCTGAGGAAAGCGCCGGGCCGACCGTGATATCCGCCACATTGACCGCTATTTGCGCCGTCGGGGCCTCATTGCCCTGACCATCGGCGGAGATATCGATCGCCCCTAGTGAGCCGTAAGAATCGTCATGCCCCACAAAGGTATGACCGTTGAAAACAATCACCCCGGCGCCGGGCAGCAGGCGGATAGTGCCGACAGGATGCTGAATCTCAACCGCCACGAACAGGCCGATAACATCACCCTCAAGCCCCGCCTGCATATCCGGATCGAGGGCCATCAGCGTTGCTCCTCGATCGAGAAGGCCAGATTGACGATATGATCCACAGCGAGCGGCGCGCGCACATCGTCCGCCTGGATCAACCCTTCAATCTTCGGCGCCGCGAATTCGACAACCGCATTGTCCGAGGGACTGACCCGCAGCATGGGCAGGAAGGAAACGGTGGCCTGTCCCGCGCCGCTGGCCGTCACATCGGCCGTAGCCATATGCAGGTAACGCCGGCCACCCTGGATCAGGCTGAAAAACTGGCCATCCTTGATCTGATAGCCAGCCGTGAAACCATCGATCACCAGCAATACCCCCGTCTGACCGGCGCCCTTGACCAATGGCGTGCCGGGATTACCAACGCCCGCATCCGGCAGAGGCCAGTCGAAGACGACGGTACTCCGCGCCCCCTGCATCAGTTTGGAAAACCACTTGTCAGCCGTAGCCTTGGGCATCGGGGGCATGACGATATCGGCGGCGAACATATCCCCCAGGCGCAGGATGCGCTGCTTGATATTGCCGACCGGGCTTTTCAGGTCATTGCTCGAACTGATCAAGCGCGGCGTGCATGAAACGAAGGAGGGCGCGCCGGGCAGGATGATGCTCATTCCATCCAGCTCCGTTGCCGGCGGGCCTGTTGCGTCTGCGCCAGCGCCGCGCCGCCCTGCGTACCGGTCGCCGCCGCCCGGCTGGCATAGTCAACCACCATCGGGCGCGAGGCCTCCTTGGCCCGCACATCGAACCAGGGCGAGGCTTCGACTTGCAGGGTCATGGCGCCGCCGCTGAAGTCCTCCGCCGATCCGATCCTGATGATTTCGTCCGGTGAAACCCATGAACTGAACAGCCGTGAATCCACACCGCCGCCGCCTTTCAGGGCATAGGTGCCGCCATTGGCGTTTTTGGGCGAGTTGCCGAAGATCGAGGCAATGCCGCCGCCGATTCCTTTTAGCAGGCCGGAGATGCCGCCCGATGACGACGGTGATCCCATCCAGTCGAAGAGCCGCGCACCCAGTGCGTCCAGGTCTTCCGCCAGATGCCGTTGCCACCAGCGCGTGAAAAAACTGCCCAGATCACCATTGAGGGCCGCCATGACGCCATCGGTGAAGGTTTCAGCGAAATTCCGGCGATTCTCCTCTTTCGTTTGCTGCGCGGCATCCCGCATGGCCTTGACGTAATCATTGGCAAGGATTTTCGGATCATTGGTATTGATGTCCCGGTCGGACATCTTGCCCAACTCGAACGGCTTGACCTTGCCGTTATTACCCTCGGACCATTCCACATAACTTTTACGAAGGTCCTCAAAGGCCTTTTTGACCTTCCCGGTTTCGGTCGTGACCACCTTGGTCATGACCTGTGGCAGACGTTTGAAATTCGTCTCGACATGATCCACGGTATCTTTCGACGACGCGCTGACATCGGACGCCATCGCCCTGTAGGCCGGCCCCACGGGCATCACGATATTGATCAGGCCGTGGGTCACCTTGCGCAGCCAGTCGAATGCCTTGGTCATCTTGTCCACCGCATTGGCGATAAACCGCCCCACGGCATCGACCACATTGAACAGCATCGTGAAGGCCTTGACAGTCAGATTGACGCCGACCACCACCACGGTGCCGAGCAATTGGCCGATCTCGCGCAGAACCTCGATCAGCCACTGACCGGCGGGGCCACGGGCGAATTTCATGAAGGCCGCGCCCAATTCCTTGATGGAGGGCAACAGATAGGCCGCCACCTGCGACCAGAGCGTTTTCGTCTGTGCCCATAACGGCGCCAGTTCCTTGGCCATATCCACGATGGCGACAATCGCCTCGCCCGCCATGACCGTGGCCATCTGACCAGCGGCCGCGCCGGTTTTTTCAAGCAGCCCCTTGGCGTCGGACAGCTTTTTGACCATCTCATCCGACATGATCCGCCCGGCATCCTGCGCGGCGTCACCATAGGCCACCAGGCCGTCCCGACCGACATCGACCAGTTTCAGCATATCAGGCCCGGCGGCCTTGCCGAAAAGCTGCATGGCGATCTGTGCTTTTAAGGACGGGTCCGGAATTCCCTCCATGGCCTGGACGGCGGCAAGAAAAGCCTGATCGGCGGTCTGTATCTGGCCACTGGTAATCTGCCCGGCGATACCAAGTTGTTTGAAAGCCGCCGCGCCCGGCCCGCCGCCGGTCTGAACAAAGGTGCCGATGACGCCGTTGAGATTGTCCATGGCGTCGAACAACCGCGCGGGCGTGCTTCCGGCATCGGTGGCGGCGGCGCCAAGCTTCTGAAGCGCCACCGCCCCTGTGCCGAGGCGCGCGGCGGTATCACTCACATTATCCGCCACGGACAAACTCTCCGCGCCGAACTTGATGAAGGCCGCGCCAGCCGTCGCCGCCCCGGCGACAAGGCCGGCGAACGCCACGCCGCCGATGGTGGACATGACCTTGCCGAAAGCACTGGCCTTGCCTTCCGCTTCCTGCAATCCGGTAGTGAAAGCCGCCGTATCGATGCCGAGCGATACCAGCAGCGCGCCGATAATGCCGTTTCCCGCCATGTCAATTACTCCGGTTGGTACGCGCCACCAGCCCGCGCATGGCGGCCAGCAACGCGGCATTGGCTTGCGCCGGTTGGGACGATTTCGGTTGCGCCGATAAAGACCTGAGCATCTTCTTCAGCGTTTTGTGCGGGTCCTTCACACGGCCGAAGACCGCCGTGGCATAGGCCTGCATCAGGCCTTGTTTATGAACCTGGCCGAGGTAGTCCCGGCGGCCTTTGACGATTTCCTCGATTTCCCAGTCTTCCGATGACCAGAAGAGGCCGGGATCGAGGCCAAGGCTGCACCATTGCCGGAATTGCGCGGCGATGGTGCTGCCTCTAAAGGGGCCGTCTGTCTCTCCGCCGAGATGGCCCGCACCAGCGCCTTCATGCCGGCATCATCCGCCGCCGCCAGCGCGTCAATCTCTTCTTCAGGCACGGCGCGGCCGTCAGGGTAGGTAAAGCCGCTGTAGAACAGCTGCTCCTGGATGGCCGTGGAACGGGCGATATTGGCGGCGATCCGATCCCACGGCATATCGAGCGCCAGCTCGGCCCGCAGCCGGGCGCGGCGGTCGTTCGACCAGATGACCGCCTGACCGCCGATAATCCTCTCGATTTTCACGGTGATCAGCTCCCGCTGCCGCTGGCCGCCGTTTCGGTGACCGCGCCCGATACGCGAATGGTCGCCGTGGCCTTCATCACGTCATCGACAGGAATGTCCTTTGTGTACGATTTGACGAAGCCGGCCCCGGAGAATTTCCAGCCGCTGCCGCCATTGGGAATGGTGACCTCCCAGGGCCGGACATCGCCGGCGGCCTTGGCGGCAGTCAGCAGCAGGTCGGTGGCCGTGCCGGCGATGTAATTCATCTGGATTTCCAGTTCACCGCCATCGATCAGGCCGGAGATATACTCCTTGCGGCGGTCGGGGCTTTTGTAGTGGGTCACTTCCACCTCATCCGCCTGATCATCGGGCACGGTTACGCTGTCCACCTCCGCCAGTTCAATGAGGGTGGTGCCGTTATGCAGCTTGATCGTGGAAGACCAGCCGATATTTGCGTCAGACATGTGTGTCTACTCCTTGAAAAGAATATTGAAATCGATACTCGGACGAAAGATCGTGTCGGCATCCGTTGTGCCCCGGTCGGTCAGGTCGCGGGCATCGGCGGCGAAACAGCCCTGGAACTCGATACCGCCCTGCGTGAAGGCCCGGCTGTCCAGCGCCGTGACAACCGCGCGCTCCAGACCGCGCGCCGACGCGTTGGAAACCCCATAACAATCGAACTGCACACGGGCGCGGGACAGCCGAACACGGTCTTTATAGGTATGGTTCACCGGCAGGCTGATACGGTTGAGGACGAGTGCCGGCAGGGGCGTGCCCTGAGGGCGGATATTCCAGAACACGCGATTGCCGATAAGATCGGTTATGCCTGCTTGCGCCAGCAGATAGGCCCTGAGCGCTTCTTCCATCACCGGCCCTTCAAAGCTTTCCTGGCCAGGCGCGCCGCCGACTTATCGATTTCCTTGTCCAGTTCCTCGATAATGATCTCCAGGCAACGATCCTGTGTCCTGTCCCACGCCGGCCGCATAAAAGGATTGGGCGCGGAATGCACCGTGCCGTATTCGACAAAGCTGGCATAAAAGCGCTTGTGCGACGGCCCGATGAATATTTCCGAAAACGTATTCGGGTTCTCTTTTCGGGCCTGCCGCATCGCTGTGACCGCCGCCGCCTTGTCGCCGCCATTCCGAAGCACCTGACTATAGGCGATCTTGCCCTTGTCATAATTGACCGGCTTTTTCGTGCTGGCGGAGATCGACAGTTTCATTCCGCCCGTAAGTACCGGCGCCCAATTCTTGGCAGCAGTCACCATCGGCACGGCCGCCAGCTTCAACGTGCGTTGCGTCACCCCCTTCGCGGCCGCCTTGGTCAGTTTGGCGAGATTCTGCTCCAGCTCCTTGAGGCCCTTTACCGTTACGACGCGCCGGGCCATGATCAGACCGCCGTATCCGCGCGCGCCGTGGCGCTGAATTCCAGACCCTCCCGCCGGCCGATCTCTTTCGGCGGCGCAATAATCGCATAGGTTCGCCCCTCGAAAACGATCTGCGCCATGGCATCGACCGCCGCCACCTGGCAGGAATAGCGGACCTGGAAGCGGTGGGTGAGGGTGGCGCCCGCCTGCGCTGCCCGCATCTGCTCCCCGTCGCTGACCGGAATCACCGCCGCCCATACTGGGCCGACAGTCCGATCCACTGTTTGCATATCGCCGAAGCTGTCCGGTCCCACCTGTACCTTCATGATAAAGGTGATCCGGCGGTCGAGTTTTCCAGCCCGCATCACGATTGAATCCATCTGCGCGATGGCGCGCCGAATAGCGTCCTTGTCCAGCCCGACATGGAGCGGATATTGGCACCCTCTGCCCTGGCTTGTTCAAAACCGGCCCGATATTTGTCCGGATCTGTCCAGTCTCCTGGCCAATGGATATGCTGCGCCGCCGATTCCATCGGCACGCCACACAGGACCGCCGCGCCACACCCCAGAACACGAAGGGCAATCTGCGCCGCATAGAGGCCAGACGATCCATTCCATATCTGGGATATGACTTCACCGGGGCTATTGCAGCGCCGGGACTGTCCGAAGACACGGTAATCGCTGTTTCCGCCGCGTGCCGCCCGTTCAGCCATCCACGGCCGCATCCGCTCCGGATGCAAACTCACCCAGGCGTCAAGATGTCCGTCATACTGTATGCCGGCATAATTGCAGGCCACCATGATATGCCGGGCGTCACCGATCAGCGCCCGCGCGCGCGCCAGATCGTCCCAGACGCACAGCGCGCCGCCGAGGCAAAGGGCAATCGGTTTAGACACGGATCAGCCTATAGGGGCCAAGCAGCATTTCGGCGGTGGGCGAAAGCCCGAATGACTGACCCGCCACCACGCTTTCGCGGTTGGCGTAAAAATCGCCAAGGGTGAGGAGAGCGGCGGCGCGAAACACCGCCTCGGCGTCCTGAGGCACCAGTTCGCGGTCAGTATTTTTGAGGCACGAACGTACCGCGGCATCGGCATAGGTTTCGATGAGAGCATCCTCATCATCGCCGTCAACCCGCAAATGCGCCTTGGCCTGGTCGAGCGTCACCAAGGGACCGGTCGTCAGGACCACGGCATTGATCATACCGGCGCCGCCTTGTTCATCGCAGGCTTTTCAGCCTTGTTCGCGGGCTTCGGATCGGTCTTGGCCCGGTCCGGCTCAAGCACGCCCTTCTCAACCAGATGCGCCACCTCCGAAGCCACAGCCTCGCGTGTGTCGCCCGGCATATACATCCGGTCGCCGAGGTGCTGGCGCAGGACCCTGAATTTCGTAGTCATAAAATACTCCCTCAAAAAGCAGCGGGGCCGAAGCCCCGCCGCCGCCGTTTAGGATACGCGGCCGAAGTCGCCGTAGATGAACGCCTCCGGGCGGTAGACCGCCAGGGCCAACCGCTCTTCCGCCAGAATGGTGACCAGGTTCTTGATGAAGTCATCATTCACATACCCGGTTTCCACACGCGCATCCCAGCGGTCGAAGACCTGCGCCCCCAGCTTGAAGGCGCCTGTCAGGAACTTGTCGATGGTCATCGCCTGCGTCTGAACCACCGGCAGCGACCACAGGGTAGGCGTGATCGATCCCTGCGGATTGCCGATGATATACCGCCCGGTCGTATCTTTCAGCGTTTCGATCCAGGTCCAGTCCGCCGGGTGCATGACATGGCCGGTCGCCGGATATTCCGCCAGCGCCGCCTGCAGCATGGCCAGGCGGATGCGGTCGATGCTGGTGGGAGACGAAAGCGCGATCGGCGCCGAATAGGCGGTTGCCTGTGGAATGATGCCGTTTAGGTTCTGCCCGGTCCCGTCGCCGTTCAGCAACTGGTTTTCTTCCACGTAAGCCAGGCCATACAGCAGGCGCTGATCGATGACCGATTGCAGTTGCGATACATCGCTGAGGATCTGCTTCGAGGCCTTCATCCAGTGGGCGATGACCTTGGCCGAAGTCGTCACCAAATCGAACTTCAGGTCCGACCCCGGCTTGGACGCGCCTTCCGCCACCGGCGCCGCGCTGTTGGTGAAGCCGGTTTCCTTCACATATTCCAGCGAGTTGCCGTCCATGCGGCCCGGCGTCAGCAGGTCGCGCACGGTCATGCGGCGTTGCGGCAGGGGCAGGATGCCAGGCAGGCGGGTGGTTTGCACAGCGTCACCCACCGAGCCGGCGGCGTCGGTCGTGGCCGAGGTCAGGGTGGCCTTGATCTGCAGATCGGCGCCACGGGCGGACTTCGAGAAACCGGAGGCCGCGAACGACTTGAAGCCTTCGCTTTCCACGAACTGCTCGCCAATGGATTTCTGGTGGTCGTCGTCCGATCCGCCGGAGCGGGCCATCTTCTGCTCAAGCTCGTCAAGGCGCGCCTTCGCCTCGTTCATGCCGGTCAGGGCGCCGTCGATGATTTCCTTCTGGGAAGCCGTCTGGTCGATGCCCTTCTGGGCTTCCGCCACGGCCTTTTCCGCCAGGCCTTTGACCTCATCGAACTTCTTCTCGAAGTCCTTCTTGATCTCAGCCGCCATTTCGGCGGGCGTCGGACCACTGTGACCATCAGGATCACGCAGGAAGCGGCCCATGCGGCGCTCATTCGCCGACATACGGAAACCAAGGGCAGACATAACGGCAAGCGAGGCCGCCGCCGCAATAGTGAAACGGTTTTTCATAAGATTTTCCTTTGAGGAGTGAGATTGCCGATAGGGCAGGGTTCAGCCGCGCAGGGCTTTCAAAAAGTCCATCACATCATCTGCCTGCGCTCCGGGTTCCCCCCGAAGGTGCGGCGCGGCCTTGGCGGCGATGGTGGTCGCCAGGGCCTTTGAGAAGCCTGAATCCCTCAGGTACGCCTCGAATTGCCGGACGGTCGGCAGGTCGCCGTCGTCCAGAATGGATTTGATGCTGTCGATCCGCGCCGCCACACCCAGCGCCCCGAAGGTCACGATACTGACCTCGCGCAGGTTCAGTTGTTTCAGGAGCAATACGCCGGGCCGGGACGGGTCTTTCTTGGTTTCGATCTCGCGGTAACCGATGGATAGCTCATCCAGCGCGCCGGCCTTCATCAGGGCGAAGGTTTCCGCCGCCAGCGCCGTATCATCCTTCAGGATGCGCCCGGCGACCCTCAGGCCCTTTTCGTCCTCCGCCAGGTCTTCCCAGACGCCGATGACCGATGATGTGTCATGCTGGCGCAGCATCTTGATACTGCGGCCCTCACGGCGCGAGGCCGCCAGCGATTGCTTGAAAGCGCCGCGCACCACGGCCTCGTTACAGCTGTCCACAACGTTCCACACCGAGGCGTAACCCTCGATGCGGCCGTCGCCGCCGATCGACTTGAGGTCGAGCGTCAGACCCGAATTCTTAGTTTTCATCATTCCCTCCGGCGACCAGTGCGGGCGGATTGCTCATATTGATCGGGATATTCTGCGACTGCATCCGGGGCACATCGCCACCGGCCACGGGCGGCAGGTTTTCCAGTGCCCGAACCTCGTTGATCGTCATGGCGCCGATGGATGTCATCGACCTGTAAAATTCCGACCGTCCGGCGCCATCGCCCCGCAGCAGGCCCTCAAGATTGAACTCGACAACAATCCCCGCAGCCTGATCTTCGGGTGTAAGCAATTGTTTCTGAATCGCCTGTTCGATCCGTTTAAGGCGGCGGCGCAGGGTATATTTTATGAAGCCGAGCGTCACTTCCTGCACGCCGGTGCCCCAGCTACTGGTCTTCTCACCATGCCCGATCATGATCGGCGGCACGCCGAACAGGCGGCAGATTTCCTCGACGCTGAAGCCCCGCGACTCCAGCATCTGCGCGTCTTCCGGCGAAAACGACAGGTTTGAAGGCTTAAGTCCGGCCTCCAGTATCAGCGGGCGCCCGGCATTCATCGCGCCCTCATGCTTTTCCATCAGGGCCTTTTCGATCAGATTGCGCTGATCTCCCAGAAACCTGTCCGTCGTCAGCGCGATCGACGGCCTGACACCGTTGACGAAGGTCTTGGCGGCGGCGGTATTGACGGCGGATGACAGGCCAAAGACCTGCCTGCCATAACTGAGCGTCGAAAGCCCGCCCAAAGGGCCGCCGCCGAACCCGCGCACATGAAAAACCTGTTCCTGCGGCAGGTCGTAATACTTGCTGTCCTCGCTCCAGCGATACCGTAACGATCCGTCGGTTTGACGCCGGACGGCCGGGCAATGGATCGGATACAGCGCCACCAGACGGCGGCCGCTGTATACCTTGCGCGCGTGCATGTTTCCGCGCAGCTCCAGGGCTGCCGTGCCGCCCTCCCAGAAATCCATGGCCGTCTGGTCGTAGTTCGGGGATTCCCGCAACAGGCGGTACAGCGGATGATCCGTGGCAACGGTACGGACACCCTGCGCATCGGTGCGGTAAATCACCAGCGGCAGGGAGGCGATGGTGCCGGAAAGCAGGTTAACACAGGCCCAGGCCGCCGAAAGCCCCAGAACCGACGACTCATTGACCGCCACGCCGGCGACCGAAGCCCCACCATCCCAATGGCTGGGATTGGTCAGTGACAAGCTGACCACCGTATCGGCGGCCTTGGTGCTCAAAACCTGGCCTTCGGTCAGGACATGCGCGTGATATCCGCCGCCTTCCTTCACGCCCGGAAGCCAGTTTTTGAACATATTCAAGCCACTACTCCCAAGCTTTCAAGATAGTTGTTCCACTCATTCGCCAGCGCCTCCGGATTGCGGGCCATCAGCATGACCGCATTGAACATGGCGACGAGCGGATCGATCTTCGCCCGACCGGCTGTCTCCTTCGTGATCAGGATGGCCGAACCGCGCACCTCGGCGGCGGCATTGCCGACGCACCAGTTCATCAGCCGCGAACCGCCATGCCGCAACGACAGGTTCTTCAACTTGATCTCCGATCCCCATGAGGCCGGTGACAAGGCGCTGCCCTGCCGGATGGCTGACAAAAGCTCCCCGTCGATACCCCGCATGGCCAGCTCGTCCACCAGTCCGGCGATACAATAAGGGTCCAGCCCCACGCCATGCTTCTCCGGCAACAGATCGCGGGCCTTGATGCTGGCCACGATATCGGCCACATCCCGGTTCGGCTGTTCCGGATCGTCACAGATCACCAGATCGCCGTCGCTCTCGAACTCAAGCAACTGGGTGGCGATATCCTGCCGCAGGTGCAGAACGTCGCTGTGCGCCCACGCCCTGGCCCATACCATCCACCGCCGCGTTTCACGCTCGCGGCCGATGACCGACAATCCCACCAGATCGTCCAGTCCGCCGCCGTCTATGCCGACGGTGACCACTTCCGACCGGTCGAGTATGTCCTCCAGGGTCCGCAGCGCCGGATCGGCGGCGGCCTCCCAGTAATCGACGCCGCGCCAGCGGTTGGCGGAGAGACGCAAGCCGATTTCCACGTTCAGATGCTTGGCCAGAAACGATTGCTTCTTGCCGCCCTTCGCCACCGGGCTGAAGGCCTTGGCCTTCTCCTGCATCAGGTAATCGATATCGACCGACCGGCCCAGGTTCGGATTTGTCACATACCAGTTGTCCGGATCGAGATAGGCTTCCACCTCGATCATCGCCTCCGGATATTCATACAGCGTCGGCAAGCTGTGCGGATCGTTGATCTCGCCGTCGCGCACCCCCCGATGATAGGCCAGCTTTTCGGCAAAGACCCCGGCCGGTTGTTTGTCCGACTGGGTGGAAGCGTAGATGACGAAGCCCTCCGACCGCGACGCCAGGCCGCCGGTGGCCTCGGTGAGCATGTTTTCCGCATCATGCCGGGAGCCGAATTCCCACAACTCATCGACAAAGACGAAACCGGCCTTATTGCCCGCCACCGTGCCGGAATCGGCGGCGATGACCTTCAGTTCCGCCTTCGTCTTCAGATGAGTGATCGTCCGCACACTCTCCTGAATGTGCAGCAACGTACTCAGATCAGAATCGGCGCGGATCATGGCCACGGCGGGCTTCCACGCGTTTCTCGCCACCTCGATCGTTGGCGCCAGCAGGATCAGTTCGGCGGCCATCCGCCAGTTGCGGATCAGCGCCGTCACCATTACGCCGGCGGCGATCGTAGATTTGGAATTTTTCTTGCTGATCAACAGAAAGAATTCCTTGATCAGACGCTTGTTACGCGCCTTGTCATAGGCCCCGAAGATCGCGGCCACCCACTCGAAGACCCAAGGTTCGCAGGCCTCGCCAAAGGTCGGGCTACCCGCCGCATCAACTATCCGAAGTCCCTTGAACACATCCAGCGCCGCCTGAGCTTCGTCAGGAAACAAGGGCGCAGGAATCAGCGACTGCCTGGCGACAATCCGTTCGCGCCAGTCAGGGCAGGCCGTAGACCAGTTCATCCGATCAGTTCAGGCGCGGTGGTTCCGGTGTGGCGTATCGTCCGCCCACCTGATCGGCGGCTTCCTGCCGAAGCGCCTTCTTGCCCATCGCCGCCTCTTTCACAGGCGTCACGGGCGTAGCGATCCGCTCAATCTGGCCCTTCTCGAACTCCTCGCGCAAGTAGCGTGCGGCCCCGACAACGCCAGCCTTCGCCTTTTCCCACATGGACTCGTTAAGTACAGCCTGAGCCAGGGCCGCCCCATTCTGAAGCTCCCGAAAATAATACTGGCGAAGCGTCGGCTCACTCAGCCCCACCCGCAAGGCGATATCCACCGTTGCAATACCCGAAGCCTTCAAAACCGCAACCTTTTCAGCCACTTCCGGCGAACGCTTATGACGCTTCCGCCCGCGCGGGTCTTTAAGCTCCGTCCACGGGTCGCCCAAAAGATCAAGATGGGCCGCTTTTTTCGGCTCAGACAAAAAAAATCTCCGAATGAGGGGGCCGCGGGTCAACTGATGACCGGCGCGCCAGAGTTTTGACCGCCCCCCTCCTGTTGCAAATTTGCACTGTCAAGTGCGAACGGATTGCAATTCTCTCTTTTCAATCCCAAACGCCGCGATGGTGAAGGCTCGCCTGTTCCTCCTGCTGTTTCACCTTGTCATGGCAAGGCAGCTTGCAGAGGGTTTGCAGGTTATCGAGATCGAAGAACAGCGCGCGATCACCTCTATGCGCGCGCCTGTGGTCCGCCACCGGACTGTCATCCGCCGGATACTTCCCGCCGCATATCCGCCCGCACATCTGGCAGGTGTAGTTATCCCGCACATGGCATGCGATCTTAAGCGACCGCCATTCCTGCGTCTTGTACCAGCCGCGCCACGCCGCATCCTCTCGGTGCCGCTGTATCGGCGCACGGTCAGGATCGGCGGGTCTGGCCAGTTTCGGCGGCAACGCACTGATGCGGGAGGGCAGGGCCGTCAGCTTCCCCATATCCATCCCTCCAGACGCAGCGAAGGCGGCACCTGCTCCCGCTGATACCGCCTTCTGATGATGCCCGGATAACTCCGGACGCAATTCTGTTTCATGTTCACGGGACCGCATTTTGCGCCCAGGTTCAAGCCCTTTTTTGTGCTTTTAGAGCCTGATCGGCCCTGTGATCGAGGTCTTCATAAAAGAAAACCAGTTTTTCCAAAGCCTTATGCAGAAGTAACTTTCCTGTGAATTGGTGCATTTTTTTTTCAGGCGACACCGCACGGGCCACATAATGCCCGACATCGGCCATGCTGATATCCATCAGCACATATCCATACAGCACCACGCGCTCATCCTGCGTAAGCGGGCAGGATACCGGGCCGTGACTGGCCGCCGCCAGTTCACGCATGAGGCCTACAAACCGCTCCTGATCGCCCGCCTTATTGCCGCCGCCGGCCACGTCATAACAGGCCGTCAGATTGCCTATGCGCGCCCGCTCGAAGGCCTTGTTGAACCGCAACGCCACGGCGATCAGGTCATCGCACAGGCCAAGCCGCGCCAGCCGATAGTGCAGCCCCTTCGACCGGACCACCTTCACCAGCCCGCTACCCGCACCGGCGTGCAGATCGACAATCTGGAGATCGCCGCCCATCACGCGCTCGATCGTCGGCAGCACGATGGCCGATATCGCCTCATCCCCCACCCGGCAGGCCGCATCCGCAATCACCTCTCGCGCTGTGGCCCGCCGCGCCGCCATGGCCTCGGCCGCCGCCTGGCGTTCCGCCGGATCGGTCAGGCGGCAATGCGCGAACACCGCCTCTTTTTCTGTCTTGGCCTTGGCCATTTTTTCTTACTCCAACCTGAAAGATTAAAAACACAACGGCAGACAGACGACGGAGGATCACACGTTCACACCTCGCGTCACGCCCGCGTTCATGGCGCACAGGCGATAATCCTCCGTATCCTCCGTATAGTCCGTTTCATTAATTTATTCAGTCTGTTACGCGACGGACCATGAGCGCGTGACGGACCTTCCATTCTCCGTTTTCGAGGTGCCGCGCCAGATAAACACCAGCCACGATCCTCCGTTCCTCCGTCATCCTCCGTCATTAGCCGAACGGACCGTCCTCCATCGAAAGCGGATCATCGCCGATACCCCTGAGGGTCGCCGACGCCGAACCGGTCTGATCCCCGCTGTCAGGGTTTTCGGCGGCATAATCCTGAGCCAGTTCCTCTTCCGTTTTCAAACGGATCGGCCCGCGATACTGAATGCCCTTGCGGTCCTTGCCGGCGGGGCGGATCTGCCGCTGTGACAGGGCCGTGCCGAAGGCCTTGACGCCCATTATCTGCTTGGCGTCCTGCCCCTGGTCCTCGCACCACGCCTTGTAATCGGCGTGCAGGTCCTTGCTGAGTGTGCGATGCCCCTCGGCGGCCTTGCCAAAAACGCACCGCGTCATCAGCCAGTCCCCAAACGGCGACGATTCCTTGCGGTAGTCCTCCAGCACGCGCCTGATCGCCTTCGGCGGCGCGAGACCCTGCGCCAGCCAGTCGCCGACGCCCTCCAGTACCCAGTTGAGGATGCCGGGGAATTCCGCCCTGAGCTTCTGCGGCAACTGTTTATCGACCTGCTCGACCGGCACCTGGTTCTCGAACGGGATGACATTCGCCCGCCGCCAGATGCCGTCATCATCGCCGCGCACGACCGGCAACGCGTTACATTCCACGATCAGTTTGCCCTTCGGCCGGAAATCGATCGGCGCCTCACGCAGTTGCCGCGCCGTGATCGGCGATCCCGATGTCCAGGCTTTCAGCCGGCCCTCATTGAATTTCGCCCCGCGCGGCGGCTCGGAAAGCACGACGAAGCGCACATCGCCCGCCAGCTTGATCAGGTCGGGCGAGGCCCCCGATCCGCCGGTGTTCGCTGTCTCCAGAAAGGTGTTGATATCCCCCACGCCGCCATAGCCGCCCGCCATTTCACGCACGGCGTCGAGCAGGGTCGATTTGCCGTCCCGGCCCTTGCCCTGGCAGATGGCGAAGGCCTGTTCATAGACATGGCCGGTCAGGGCATAGCCGTTGAAGCGCTGAAAGAACGCCGCCACCTCGGCATCGGGCAGGCTGTCCCGCCATACCCGGCGAAATTGCGGCGCGGCCGCCGTCTTGTCGTAGGCTACACCGAGCATCCGCGTGATCCGGTCCGCCGGACTGTGCGGCCGCAGCTCGATCTGCAGCTTGCCGGCCTTGTCCAGTTTCAGTTTCAGCGTGCCGTTTTCGCAATTCAACCGCATCGGATCGCCGTCGAAGGCGTCGATCTCGACCGTCAGATAGGATTCCGCCTGTTTCAGCATGGCGGAGGTGGCCCCGGCCTGTCCCAGGCCATCGAGATATTTGCGCAGTTCGGGATAGGTCAGGCCATACTTTTTGAGCATCTCTTCCCTGACCTCCGGCGCGCGCATCTTCTGCCCCGCGCTGTGGGCCATGCGGCGCGAAAGCACCTCGCCGAACTTGCCGTCCCAGTAGCGGCCGTTGAAACCGATCCAGCCCATGCCGATCACATAGAGCAGCCGCACATGGTCGATATTGACGCCATCGTCCGTCAGCGCCCCGCCCGCCAGGCGGATCAGGCGCATGGCGTTGCCGTAATCGCTCAGGTCATAGCCCGCCAGCTCCTTCGCGGTCGGCGCATCCGGAAAGGCGTTGTCATCCATCAAACTCATATCGCCCCCTGAACCGCCTGGCGGCGTAACCTGTCATTGAAATCCTCCCCGATATCGGGCGCCAGCGTGCTGACCTGTTTCCAGCCTGCCGCCTCCCAGCTCGCGCGCGCCAGCGTGGCGCAAAGCCGCGCGCGCGCGGTCGCTCCCAATATGCGCTCGCCCGTGCCGCCGTGCGGCTTCCTGACCCTGACGCGGATCGGCGACATATCGTGGTCTATGCCGATGATGACGCGATCCTCGCCGGTGACGGGCCAGGTAAAGCCCCGCCGCTCCGGATCGGGCTTCGGCATGTCCGGATCGAACCGACCATAGGCATCCCTGAGATAACCGCCCTGCAGCCGCCCCAGCGAACACGCCGCCACCGCCCGGCACGGGCCATCGAAAAGCACCGCCATGGAAAGCGCCGTCTCGATCCCCTCCGCCACCAGCAAAGGCCCTTCGCCGTCGGTATCGCTCAACCACAGCCCGCCGGGGCCACCGGCAACATGTTGCGGCCCCCACATCTTCTTGGCCTTCTCGCCCTCAGGCACATGTGCCTTGCCTGATCCGTCGCGCGCCAGATAGGTGACGTGTATGCCGCCGGTCCATACCCTCTCGCCGCCAGGGCCGGGCGCAGTCACCTGACCGATCATGGCGGGCATGACCAGCGCCGACTGACGCGGCCCCGAATGATAGACATGGGCGTGAAAGCGCAGCCGGCGGCAGGCATTGGTCAGCACCCGGCCGTATATCCCGCGCGAAAGCAGATAGCGCTGCACCAGCGTGCCCGCCGCCGGGCGCGACTCCTGCCAGATCTGCGCCGCGAAACGCTCCGAGAAGGTCGGTCCCTCCGGCACGTGAACCACGGGCGGGCGCGGCGCACGGGTATCCTGCGCCATCGGCCGGTCGCCGGGAAAGGCCTCGGCCGCCAGCCGCTTGGCCGCGTCCACGATCGTTTCGCCGCCCCGGCTGTGCATCAGGTGCTCCAGATCGATGACCGATCCGCCCCGCTCATCGCAGCAATAGGCCCTCCACGTCTTTTTTCGCACATCAACTTCGAAGGCGAAGCCGCTCTGTTTCTTGTCGCCATGCCGGCACAGCGGGCAGATGCCGCGCCGCTTCGGGCCACGGCCGATCAGCTTGCCGCCATAGACGGCAACGATATCGGCCTTGTCCTTGGCGCGGTTGAAGAGGTCACGGTCTGTCATGCGACCACCTCGAACAAGTCACCCTGGATGAATGGATCGGCCTCCAGGACACGCCCCCACTGTTCGGCCATAGCATCCGCTACGCCTGGGAATGACCGGCTGCGATCCTTCCATCGATCTGCAACCCACCCCGAACTACGGTGTACGCGTGACCACGCCTTCCACTCGTCCGTACCGCGAGGCGGTGGGATTAAACGATTGGTGGGAATCAATGGCGGGAGGCCATCGAGAAACAAGCCCAGGCCCTTAAATTCAGGATCGCCAAACCACCACGGCTGAACAACCTGCGCGGGCGGTCGATAGTTTTTGATCCGCGACTGCGCCATCTTGTGCATTTGGGGGTTTTCAAGACACTTGCGCTTAATAGGAGCATTCCAACACGCGGAAAATAACGCCGCAGCCTCATCCAGTTCCGCGTACATTTCCGCAAGGGTCCGGCCTGGCGGAGGGACATGAAGCCACCTCAAACCTGATTTGCACAGGCGCGTACAAGGTGGGTGCATCAGCGCAAGAAGGTCCCAGCCGTCATTGAGCAGATCACGGACATCACAGATGATGTGCCGGTTACTTCCGTCTTCCGCAGGCAACAAGTCACACGACCAGACATCGTGTCCGCGAGCCGCAAAAGCGCGACGCGTGATGCCCGAATATTCGCATGCTATGAGAACGCGTCCCATCACGCACCGCCCATCTTAGGCGGCCTTGGCAATATCCCTTTGCGCAGCTTGGTCTTGTGGAAGGTCATCGGGCCAGCCCCCCCCCAGGCGGGTCCAGGGGCATCACCCAAAACCACGGGTCCTGCGCGGCGATCATGCGGTAATGGTTCTGGCCATCGTTCAGTATCTGGCTCATGCCACCCCCAGTTCCAGCATGGCGCTGTTTTCCGAGGCATTGACCAGATGCTTGATCGCCTGTTTGTAATAGGGCGGGTTCAGTTCCGTGCCGATGAATTTCCGCCCGGCCTTCAGCGCCGCATAGCCTTCCGAGCCGATACCGGTGAATGGCGAAAACACCACATCATCGGCATTCGACCACATGCGCACGGCCCGGTCGGTCAGATCGATCGGCATTGGGCAAAGATGGCGTTCGGCCTCCGGATCTGTCTGGCCCGAATTCAGCACCTTCATCGGATTGGTATCCATCCACACCGGCGATGCCCAGTTCTGCCAGATATCCAGCGCCTCGAAATATTCTTTCTCGAACCGGCCCTGCGCCTGATGGCCGCGCTGCACGAACTGCGCCCCTTCACCGGCCCATTCCCGCCATTTGAGATAGTCGTGCATCACTGGATCGGCCTGCTGGGCCTCGTCATCCCACTTGCGGAAGACGATCAGATATTCCGGCATCCCCACGCGGACACGCCCGGCATCGGCGCGGAAATTCTTGTAGAGCAGCCCGTCCGGCTTGGTCTTCTTCTGCTCCTTCACCGGGCAGCGCCAGATAGTCACCCGGCAATGCAGCGTCCACCCCGCCTCGATATGTGTGCGAATGCAATCGTCACTGAATGGATAAACGCCCCGATCGCCTTTCTCCGAGGCATTGGAATAATAGACGGTATCCTTGACATGGATCGCCGTCAGCCGCCCCGGCCGGGTGATGCGCAGCTTCTCGCGCACCAGATGACGGTACATCGCCTGAAATTCGGCGTGATCCGACACATTGCCCATATCGCGCTCGGATTCGGAGTAGATATAGAGATTGGCGAAGGGCGGCGAATAGACGCTGAAATCGATGCTGTTATCCGGCAGTCCGGCGGCGAATTCCACGCAGTCGGCATTATACAGGCTGAACTGATCGGTGACATGCTGGTTCAGAACATGAAGCATCAGGCGCTCCTCCTCAGAAAATCGGGCAACCGCGCCGGCAGATCGGGCAGGTAATCCATGCGGGTTTGCTTGGTGACGGCGGCGCGCTTCATCGCCTCGGCCATCGCCGCATTCATGCGGTCGTGGCCCTGGGCCTTGCGCGTCATCACCGCGTATTGGTTGGCCTCGGCTTCAGAGCCGAAGATATGGGCATCGACCGGCCGCGCCTGGCCGAACCGCCAGAAACGCCGCAGCGCCTGGTAGTACATCTCGTATTTATAGGTGTAGCCGCAGAAGGCGGTGCGGGCGCAGTGCTGCCAGTTCATGCCGAAACCGGCGATCTCCGGCTTGGTGACGATCTGGCGCGCCTGCCCCGTCGAGAAGGCTTCCAGCTTCTCTTCTTTTTCATCGGCCGGCATATCGCCGCGCACCTCCACGGCGCCGGGCAGCATCGCCATCAGCGCATCGGCCTCGTAATTGGTATCGCACCAGATGCCCCAGGCCTCGTCCGGCTCGGCACAGACCCGTCCCGCCAGCGCCTCGGCCCGCGCCATGACCGACCGCCGCTTTTCGCCGTGGATCGAGGTGGCGGACGTATCGGGCAGGCGGAACATGCGCATCTGTCCGTCGCGCTCCGCACCGGCGTCGAGCGTCAGGTCCGAACCGACCACATGGCGATGCACGGTCAGGTCCGGCAGAATATAGCCGTCATCGGAATAGCCGAGATCGGACGGCGTGCGGGCGCAGCGCGCCCAACTGGCCACCCAGTCCCAGAAGGCGTTATAGGCCCCGCGCTTGATCTTGTAGCGGCCCATGTTCTTCTGATCGGCCACGAACCAGCGCGTCAGCATCTCATTCGATGACATCACGCCCAAAAACGCCGAGTGCTGCCCCAGTTCCATATAGTCGTTCGGCGCCGGCGTGGCGGTCGCCGCCAGGCGGAATTTCAGCCCGGCAAAGCGCTTGATCAAAGCCTTCGAGGTCGCGCCGGTAAAGGATTTGAGGATCGAGCTTTCATCCAGCGCCACGCCGCCGAAATCGATATCGGCGAAGAGATGCAGCCGGTCATAGTTGATGATGTAGATGCGCGGCCCGCTGATCTCGGCAGGCTGACGGATCACCCTGGCGTCGATCCCCCATTTGGCGGCTTCGCGCTCATGCTGTTTCGTCACCCCCAGCGGCGCGGGCAGTAGAAAAGGCTTGTTGGTGTGCTCGACCACGACCCGGCCATATTCCAGTTCACAGAAAGATTTCCCCAGGCCGGTATCGAGAAACAGCCCGGCCCGCCCGCGCTCCAGGGCGAAGGCGGTCGAATGCTGCTGATGCCCGTTCAGCTTCGGGTGCAGCGCCGGCACGGATTTCAGGCCCGCCGGCTGGAATTCGGTTTTCTTGCCGGCAATCAGCGCGCGGTAATCGTGCAGGGGATGGTTCATACGATCCACCCCAGTTCAAAAAGCTGCGCCCGTCTCCGGCGGCCGAATTCCATGCGCACGCCGTCATCCAGCCAGCCGGCATGACGGCGCGCCCCGGCCATGCCGCGCAGATCGAAGGCATCGCACAGCGCCTGAATATCCATTTCCTCGCGCATCCGGCCAAGATCGCGCGCCATGCCGGCGGCGGCGGGCGTCAGGTGCAGGGGCGCGGCGACCGTCAGACTATCCACGGCTGACCTCCCCGGCGCGGACCACGGCCCAGCCGTCGCAGCGCTTGCCGACCTCGCCCGCCAGGCGGTGCAGATCGGGAAAATAGGCCGCGCGCCGCGGACTGTCGCAGGCCAGCAGCGCCACCTCGATCAGCCGCACACAGACATTGCCCGCCCCCAGTGGCCCGAAGACGGTCAGCTTGCGCGCCGCCTCGGCCTTGTCTTTCAGGCTGGCCATATCGTGGCTCTGGCCGGTGGCCACCCGCCCGGCATGATCCGCCAGCGCCCGCCAGCCGATAACCTCGGCGCTGACCGGCTGATAGGATTTGGTGGCGTTGGCGCTATAGCCCATTATACCGCCTCCCGATCTGATCGAGCGAAGGCCGGCGCTGTTTCACCGCCGCCGGCCTCATGCCCCTGGTGTTCATCTTCGGTGTTGGCGCGGCCGCCACTACCTTGTGCTCTGCGCACCACGCGTCAAACCGCCCGCGCGGCCCACGGGCGCACGGACAACCACAAAACAGCGGCGCCGGTGCATTGGCGGCGCTGACCACCATACGGCATTGCCCGGCCCGCAGGTCGAGCAGCCCCACCGGCGGCCGATCCGCCACGGCCGGAACCTGCAAATCGTTGCCGTCCGGCCCGCTGACACGCGGCTCCATCCGCCCACGCGAACTGAGCGCCTGATAGGGCGTCTGCGGTGTATGGATCAGCCGTGGCTTCATCCCCAGCCCCATGCCGGCCGTGCGGGGTTTCGGCTTGGGCGTCACCGCCTTTACACGCGCCGAAACCTGCCAGCCCTTGCGATGGATGACACTGATCACGGCATTGCGCGTCTTCATGATGCCCAGATCGGCGCGCAGCCTGTTGGCAATCTGCGCCGCCGATAAATTGGCCGCCTCGCGCCGGACCAGTTCGAGCGCGTCCGGCGTCCAGGTCGATGTACCGTTATTCGACCGGCCATCCGGTCCCGTGTTTCCCGTCATCAGGCCCCTCCGGCGTGATTCAGTTTGACCAGCAGCGCCTGAAACGCGCCGATGGCGTCGATGATTTCCCGGCTGGCCAGGGCGCGTTCGTTCGGCGTCATCGCGCCGTCCGCCAGCCCCGCCATGATCGCGGTCACGGCCTCGCCGGTTTCGCGCAGGGCGTTCCCCACCTGCGCCTGCACGTCCGGCTCCGGCGCCGAGGCCGCGCGCGCCACGGGCACCAGTTGCAGACCGAGCATCGCCGCCAGATCGTCGGCGAAGACGCGCACCCCCGAATGAGTCAGGGCGCGCACCGTCTTGTAAGAGGTATCGACGGCATGGCGGCCTTCCAGATAAGGATTGGTCGAATCGCGCAGCCGCTTTTCCGGCAGGCCGGTGATAATGGCCGCGTCCGCCAGCCCGCCCGCCTGCGCGATGGCCCGCTCGACCACCCCATGCAGACTCATCGGATCGCGCAGGATCGTCATCGCGCGCCTCCATCGGATGAATGGCCCGTGCCGGCGTCAGGCCCACCGGCACGGGTTGCTTCTCCTTCACAACCCGGAGTAGGGTTGCGGTTCTGACACACAGGAGAATGGGAATGGATATCGTTACGATCGGCGGGGCGCTGAGTAGCGCCAACACGGCCTTCAACATAATCAGGACAGCCGTTGGCGCGACCGCCAAAGCCGAAACAACCGCCGCTGTAACCAGCCTGAATGACGCCTTGCTTCGCGCCTCCCAGGCCGCGCTGATTCTGCAGGAAAAGATCGTAGCGCTCGAGAGCGAGAAAGCGCAGCTTGAAAAGGAAATTGCACGCCTCAAACGTACACATCACCATTTCGAAGATTATCGGCTTCGCGATGTCGAAACCGGGGCGTTTGTGTATGCGTACGAGCCAGCCGTGAAAGGCGACAGGGCCGACGCACAGCCACCGAAGCCACCGCACTGGCTCTGCGTGCCATGCTTTGAGGACGGTTACACGAGCATCCTGCAACTTTCGGAAGGCAAGACGGATATATTCCGGCACGTCTTCTATCGATGCCCGAAGTGTCACAAAGCGATTTCCGTGGACATCGAAACAACACCTGCCGGCATAAAACCGCTTCGGGAATTTTAATTCGCCGCGGCTCATCTCCCACCGCCAATCGGCTCGCCCGCCGGTTGCCCGACAAGTGCCGCCGATTTGTCGGTAGGATCGCACCCGCCAATGGGCGAAGATGCGGGGATGAGATCAGAAGGCAACTCTATGAGACTAAGTTCTTCAACCGCGCGAGAAAAACGACGCGTCGCAACGTCAGCTCCCGCATGAAGCTGATCAAGCCGCGTACCGCTGCCGAAGAGGCGCTTTGATATGGTGGATCGCGTCCAACCTTTCATTGCCGCAACGGCATCTGCACGGTGCAAAAATTCGTCCATGGTCATCATGCAATGGAGCATAATTGTGAAACTTCACACTTGTCAATGTGAAACTTCTCAGGTGCCGTTACCATTGTGCGGTGTTAAGTTTCACACAATGAACTTTGGCGAACGCTTAAACACCCTGATGACAGTACGCGGCTTCAATCAGAATTCGCTCGCAAAGGCTTGCGGTTTTGGCGAAACAGCAATTCGGGATTTGATTAAGGGCACGGCAAAAGAGCCGCTTGGGAGCCGTTTGTATAAAATTGCATCAGTGCTGGACGTGAGAATGGAAGACATTCTTGGCGAGCCTCGACTTGTTGCCGATATGGACGGAACCGAATATAATGAGGAACCTGTAGAAGAGACGTCCCGTGATATTGTGTTAATTCCGGAATATGACGTTCAATTGGCTGCGGGGGCGGGGACATATGCCAATGGCGATGTAATTAAGGACACTTGGCCGTTTTCACGACGCTTTCTTAATTCTGCAATACGAGGAAATGTTGATCAATTGTCGGTCGTAGAAGTGGTCGGCGACAGCATGACACCAATTCTGCAACCGCAAGACCGTATTATTGTAAATCATTCTGATACAAACCCGTCACCGCCCGGCATATTTGCACTTTGGGATGGCTATGGCCTCGTGGTGAAAAAAGTACAGCGTATTCACAAATCAGATCCTGAAAAAATTATGTTGATTTCGGAAAACTCTTCCTACCCTGCGTATGAAGTATTGGTTGACGAAGTAACGATAATTGGTCGTGTCGTCTGGTTTTCAAGAAAAATGTAATGTTTTTCTTTTAGAGGGGGAGAATCTTATGCAATTTAGATATGTTTTTGCGTCTATTATTTTTATAGGCACTTCGTCCTGCGCCGTGACGCCTCAAACCTCTTTGTCTACTTTGAATACATCTGACCCCAAGTATGCCTCAGAGGAATGCTTGCAAGGTCGAAATATAGCCATGAAATATGATAACAAAACCCTAGTGAGGGGTAGCCTCGATATCGCAACATTTCTTGCGGGTCCGATCGCCACGGGTGCTTATAGTCTTACAGATGCTGGCCACGTCAAGGATCGTCAAGCAATCATCGAGGAGGTGAAGCGTAGGTGCATAACAAATTACGGTACACCTGATTATAATGCTACCAAGGATAGCCGTAGGTGCGAAGAAAAAGACGGGAAAGTTCAATGCGAAGCGCTTTAATTGCGATCTTGCTTCTCGCGGTCACATCCACAACTTCTCAAGCTGAAACCCATTCAATGTTTTCGTATAATGGGGGGCGGTTTCCTGTGATTGTTGACGGCTTAAAGTTCATAGTGGTGCCTCACAAAAAATACGACACTCTTATGATGCAGGCCGCTTTAAGTTCACCAGCTGGTGCGGATACGCCCATCGAAACCTGGCGGCGCGTTGCAGAGGCTTTTGTCCAGCCTGTAGGCTGCGGCATTTCCAGTGTAGAGGCCATAACTAAAATGGGCGCGACATGGGAAGCAACCTATATTTGTCCGGCCGGTGTGGATTTACATGGCCTTATAAAGGCTCAAAAAGTTAGCCTAAAGAATGGCTTACCGCTTACCTCTCATTAAACCATGGTGATGGCACAACCGTCTGCCAATTCCGTAAATTGTTGGAGCGTAGTATGGGCTTATTGTCGTTATTGTTTGGGCGAAGACGCAACTCTAATAAAGGGTCTTTATTGATTCGCGGCGAGGGAGATTTTCTTTTCGAGATCGTTGGCGAACGAAATTATCAAGAAATCCTAGATGCTGTTTGCGGCGGCAAATGCACAGACGGTCATGAAAAACTTATTGCGGTGACGCTTATACCTGAGCCAACAAACCCACACGACCGCAATGCCGTCAAAGTCGATATGGCGGGCCATACAGTGGGTTACCTATCACGCGCCGATGCGAGAGATTATCTGGCAGAATTGACTGCTGCTGGATATGCGGGATTTGAAGCACAATGTCGCGCGCATATCGTAGGTGGCTGGAAAGACGCACGAAGCGAAGGCCATTATGGCGTTAAACTCGATATAGAAATGCCACCGGACTTTGTTTTTGCACCTGATTAAATAGCGCGATTGTGAAATTTCACATTTTATATTGACTATTGTGAAAGTTCACAATAGCTTTCTCCCCACACACCCACCAACGGGAGTTTGGGGATGCCCTTCGAAACCGCCTTACAGACTGATATCTCGCCGTTTCAGCGCTGGCTGGATAGCTGCACCCACCATGGCGATGGTGCGGTCGGGCATAGCGTAGCGACCGTCGATCTCTACCTCAGCTACAAATCCTTCATGGTCGGGGCCGGTCATCGGGACTGGATGAGTTTCAAGGTCTTCGGCCTCGCCCTCTCACAGCATCAGGTTCGCCACGCCGGACTGCAACCCGAAACCGGCCTCCATTTGCGCGGCCCGATCAGATTTCTTTTTAGTGAAGCAAGGCGCCCGCGCGATATATCACCGTCAACGTACCGTCTGCCGATCGACGAGCGTCGGCAGATAAGTGAGCGGTTAAGGCAGCGTGAACGGCAGGAGGGGCTTTATCTGACAGCCGATACGAAAGTATCACGGGCATTGATTGACCTCATTTGTGAAGTGGTGGAAACGAACCTTCTCCATGTCGCCAGACGGCAACAAGCCACGCCCGCCGCAAAAACGGAAGGCGGTGCGCAATGAGCCGCGTGCGGCCCAATATGGCGTCCGTCAGCAAGCTGGCCTCAGATACCGGCCTGAGCATTGAAGACGCCGGCTTTCTCCTGTCGCGCGCCATCAACGCGCGCGGCGATGCGCGTGAATTCGATGTCTGGACGATGCGGCCTGTCGAGGCTATCGCCGAGGGTGCAACAGTTGAAGAATCTGCTTCACATCAACCAGTGAATCGTAAGCCCGGTCAGGCACGTCCGGATGATTATTCAACTCCAGGTACATCAGATCTAGCACTGAATTCGCCTGCTCAAGTGCTTCTGGTGTTACGCGCTGCGCAACAATTTCTCGCAATTCATGAAGCGCGTCTTCTGGAAGGCGCAACGGCGGCTGAACTTTGCGCATATGTCGATATCCTTTTGGCGGCCAACAATTTGGCCACGAACGCTATCACGCCCGCCGCCCCGGCGGAAGGCGGTGCGCAATGAGCCGCGTCCTGAAACCTGCCGACCTGCATCGGGCCTATAAGGATTGGGCCGCGTTACCCCGCGTCCCTGTCACGCGCCTCTGCCCGTGCCGCTTCCTCGATCCAGGTCAGATGTCGCTCCATAATCGCAAGGCCCTCCGAATCGAAAGGCGCTTTGCTTTCGACGCGATGGCGAATGTACTCCGCCATGCCTTCAGGATTGTCTGTAAGGCTTACGACCGCGCACGCCAGATGATTGAACATATGTTCCATCACGAATACGCGCCGGATCAAATCGTTGATAACCGTCTCATCCATTCGGTTTCTCCTATGTGTGGTAACCGCAACTCTAATCAGGGTTGTGAAGGAGATGCAACCCGTGCCGGCGGTCATGCCGCCGGCACGGGTGAAGGCGGTGCGGCATGAAGCAGATCCTCACCGACCTGACCGCGTTGGCCGCCGTGGTGCTGACCATGGCCGTTATCATCGGCTGGATCATCGTCCTGACGCCGATGGCCGAATCAATGGATGCCGATGGCGGCTACGCACCGGACCCGGCGCCGCTGACCGCCCTGATCGAGGGAGGCCGCGTATGACCGTCCGCCCCGAAAAGCCGCATTATATCCTGCTGCGCTGCGTCGAGCCGGGCGGGCCGTTCGTCCTCAATCAGAGCTACTACGCCCTGAAAGCCCACCGCGCCGGGCCGCACGAAACCTTTTTCGACGTCTGGGTCGAGGGCGAAATCCGCGTCGAACGCGATACCCGCTTCACGCCGCTCAACCGCAATAACTGGTGGCTGTTCAGCATCCAGCAGCGCGAACGTTTCCATGTGCCGCCGCCCTGGTCGCGTGTCTGGAACCGCCCCCAGAACTGGCCCCAAAACCGGAGGGCCGCATGACGGATCATCCTGTCGAGGATCACGAACAGCCGCTCTATGCGCCGCCCTATCCGGAGCCTGACGTGCCCGTCGATCACCGCTACCGGGCGCAGGTCCTGGGCCTGCTGACCGCCGGATGCCTGTTCTTTTTCGCCGGCGTGGCCTGGCTCGCCTCGCTGCTGTGGATCGCCTTCACCTGACCGCCTCCGCGCGCCGGGCCTGCCCCCTGAGCCGGCGCGCGTCACCGGAGCGGCGGAAATCCCACCCCCCCTGATTTTCGCCGCTCTTTTCCCCTCCACCCACCGGAGACTCCAAATGGACACCGAAACCACCACACCCCAGGATATCACACCGAAGTCATGGGCGATGAATATCCGCGCCATGGCCGGCGAAGGCACGCTGCGTCAAAAAGTCTGGAACAAAGACGGCGAAGGCAAGCACATCGCCTGTATCCTCGGCGCCGCCCGCAGCGATATCATGTCCGTCGATCAGGTGCCTTGCGCCGCCCTGTGTATGCCGCCATGGCTGGCCCGCATCACGCCCGACATGTTCGACGCGCTGCCCGCCGCGGAAGCCGTCGATTACGCCCTGCGCTATGCCGATGTCATCGAAGGCTGGTGCGTCCTGACCCCGCGCGCCTGGCGGCGCATCGATATCCGCTTCCGCGCCTTCTGCACCCGTCAGGCGCTCGACGCCGCCCGCCTGCGCCATGCCCAGGCCCCGCGTTCGGAAAAGGAATACTGGCTCAAGGTCAGGGCTGTTTGTGAGGCCACGGCCACCATGCTCGAAGAGCAGGCCGGAGAGGTTCATGGGCCAGGCGAAGCGGCCCATGCATCCGATGCGGCCTATGCGGCCCGTGCTGCGGCCTATGCGGCCCGTGCTGCGGCCTATGCGGCCGATGCGGCCGATGCGGCCGATGCGGCCCGTGCTGCGGCCTATGCGGCCGATGCGGCCGATGCGGCCCGTGCGGCCTATGCGGCCTATGCGGCGGCCTATGCGGCGGCCTATGCGGCCCGTGCTGCGGCCTATGCGGCCGATGCGGCCTATGCGGCCGATGCGGCCTATGCGGCCGATGCGGCCGATGCGGCCTATGCGGCCCGTGCGGCCTATGCGGCCCGTGCGGCCCGTGCGGCCGATGCGGCCTATGCGGCCTATGCGGCCCGTGCGGCCCGAAAAGATCAGTTCGATCAGATCATCACCCTGATCGCCGGTGAAATTGCCGAAGCCGCGACATATCCGGGTGGTTCGTGAACAAACGCCCGCCCACCAGCCCCATCGACACCCCCCGTTCCGGCTAAATCGCCGGAACGGTTCTCTTAACCCACCCAAACCGGCCCCAGCCTTTCAGGTGAAACCATGTCCCTCGCTGTCGCACTGGATCAACCCACCGAATACGATCGCGCCGTCGCATATACCCGGCACAAGCCGTCCGTCACGGCGAAGCTGATGGCCCGTGATCTCGGCATCGCGCCCACGGTTGCCAAGGGTTTCATGGCGCGCATGGCGCAGGAAAAGATCATCGCGCCGCCGAACGATCTCGGCCGGGCGCTGGTCATCGCCGCGCCCCGGTCCTATGAGGAACTGTCAGCCCGCAGCGGCGAACTGGCCAGTCTCGCCATGGCGGTCAGTGAAACGACAGGCATCCCGCCGACGCGGCTGGTTGGCGCCGCCATATCCGGCGATCTTCAGGATATTCATGACGCCAGTCTGGCGGCGGATGAATCGGCCATTCCCGATAACACACCGATGGCCGATAACGTGATGTCCGGCGCCGCCCAAACCCGTCTGCGCACCATCGTCGAGCGCATCGAGCGGCTGGAGGAAGACAAGGCCGGCATCATGGCCGACATCAGCGAAGTCTATACCGAGGCTAAGGGCGAGGGCTTCGATGTTAAAATCCTGCGCAAGGTCATACGCCTCCGCAAGATGGATAAGACCAAGCGTGATGAGGAAGAAACCATACTCGATCTGTACATGACCGCGATAGGGGATAGGTGATGGCTGTATCCCATATTCGGGCCATCCTTCTAGCGCGTGCCAACCGACTGGCTCATCACACCTCATTCCTGACTGATCAAGAACTACTGGTCTATGCAGTTGAGCAGGCCACCGGTCGCAAGCGAGTTACTGTATGGCAAGCTGTCGAGTTCGCCGAAGGCGTCTTCTTTGCAGAAAGTGCGAAAAATTCAACTTGTGCAAATAATGCACAAGTTGGAGGGACATGCTGTACATGCCCCAAACGACCGAACAAGCCGCCCGCTACAGGATACTGGAAGTGCCGTGATTGCGCCGCTCAATGGTCTTGGGAGGGCGAATAGTGCCTGAAATCCTGATCAGCTATTTCGATTGGTCGCCATCGCCAGTCCCATGGGAAGCGCTGTTGATTGCGCCGCTGGCGGCGCTGAAAACCGTCCTGACACGGATCGAACGCGCGCCGCACCAGATCGCCTTTCGCCCGTTCGCGCCGGCCTTCGCCATTTATGCCCGCCTGCCGGACATGACGGACGATGACGGCAAGCCGCTCGCCGTGCCCTTCGCGGTCATCCATTCGGGCATGACCCAGGCCGAAGCCGAAACCCTCAAAAATCAACTCAAGGCGGAACGCTGGACACCCGCCGCCGCAGATATCTTCAAGGAGGCCGCATGAATACCTATACCACCCTCCGCCAGGCCAATGCCGCGCGGCAATCCCGCTGGGACGCCGGCAACCGGATCACCCTGGCCTATCGCGCCAATGAAATGGCGGGTGAGGTCGGCGAGGCCTGCAATATCGTCAAGAAACTCGAACGTGAGCGTCTGGGGCTGAAAGGCAGCCGCGCCAGTCTTGACGATCTGGCGCTTGAACTGGCCGATGTCGTGATCACCGCCGATCTGGTGGCGATGTCGGAAGGCATCGATCTTGATCGCGCTGTCGCCGCCAAGTTCAACCTGACCTCCGAGAAGGTCGGCTTCCCCGAACGTATCGCATGGCCAGGCGTCTCCATGCCAGCACTGACCGCCGGTCTGCAAACCTATGCCAGCGCCGAAGATATGCGCGCCTGGGCCAGGGCGATCATGCAAAGGCCGCCGGATTTCATCATCGGCGACAACTATCTGCGCCGCTGGTGGATTGTGCCGCGCAACGAGCAGCAGAATGTCTATCTGCACGAAATCCTGCGTAGCGACGATGACCGCGCTCTGCATGACCACCCGTGGCCGAATACTTCCGTCGTCATCGAAGGCGAATACATCGAGCACACGCCGCACGGCAGCTTTGTCCGCCAGGCTGGCGCTATCGTCTCGCGCCAGGCCACCGATGCTCACCGCCTCGAAATCCCCGAAGGCGGCCGGGCCGTCTCCCTGTTCTTCACCGGCCCAAAGGTCCGCGACTGGGGCTTCTATTGTCCGCAAGGCTGGCGGCCGTGGCAGGAATTTTGTTCACCGACAGACAGCAGCAAGGCAGGCATCGGCTGCGGTGAACACGCGCCACTCACTCCTGAACAGAGGGCGGATTGATGGCCGGTGTCAACAAAGTCATCCTGGTCGGCAATCTGGGCAAAGACCCGGAAATCCGCACGTCAAACAGCGGCGACAAGATCGCCAACCTGACCGTGGCCACCTCCGAAACGTGGCGCGATAAGCAGACCGGTGAGCGTAAGGAAAAGACCGAATGGCATCGCGTCGTCATCTTCAATGACGGCCTGGCCAAGGTCGCCGAAGAGTATCTGCGCAAGGGATCGACGGTCTATCTCGAAGGCCAGCTCGCCACCCGCAAATGGACCGACCAGCAGGGCAATGACCGCTATTCCACGGAGGTCGTGCTGCAACGCTATGGCGGCAACCTGACCCTGATCGGCGGCCGCCGTGACGGCGCCGGCCGATGGCCCCGATGACTATGACCAGACACGCACGCGCGGGATCAGCAATGGCGAAGCTCATCGCGCCGCGCCCGGCGAACAATTCCCGCTTGATGATGAAATCCCGTTCTAGGAGGGCGATATGAGCGACGGTAATTTCAAATGGTGGTTCACCCTCTATGAAGATGGCGAGTATTGGGATGGTCCCTATGACACGCGAGACAGCGCGATCATTGCCGGGCATGACGTCTATGGGGAAGCCGAACCGTTTTACATCTGTGAGGCCGATAAAGCGCTATATTCCTTCACCGGCTTGTTTGACGGTGATTATGATGACGATCTGGCGCCGGCACTGATGGTAATCGATGCCGACTACGTTCTTGAGCGATGGGCGGAGACTGACCAAGCGATCAATAAGGATGGTTGGGAAGAGGGTGATTTCACGGCCGATGATTTGGAGGCCCTGACAAACGCCCTGCACGCCGCCCAACTGACGCCCTCACCGAACCCCGATTCAAGCCGCCCGCGCGCAGACGCCCTTTCCATGGCGTTTCAAAACTGGGCGGAACCCCGGCGCGTCAAATTTGGCGCCGTCTTTGTGTTCGGCAAGGTTCGTAACCATGAAAAGGTCGAGGGGCAAGTCACCCCATGACCCCAGCTGACCAACTCCCCATCCTGATGAAGGAAGCCCGCGCCGCCGCCGAACTGGGCATATCGATCGATACGCTGCAGCGCATCCGCCTGCGCGGTGAAATCGCCTATCGCCGGCTGGGCCGGCGCATGATCCGCTACACCCCCAAAGACCTGCTCGAATACCTGGAGAATCAGAAGACATGCCAACCGAAGACCGAATCAGTGAAATCGGCGGTTTCTGGCTCTCGAAGCGGGAGCGGTCGCCGTTCTGGCATATCACCTGGTTCGACGCCGGCCGCCGCCAGACCCGACGCCTCAGCACTGGCGAGCGCGATCTTCGCCCCGCAGAAATCGTCCTCGCGCAGCACGTCGCACTGAATTCCGCGCCGCGCGATGAAAAGCCGGCGGACGCCCTAATCGCCGATGTGCTGATGCGCTACTGGCTGCACCACGCCCGCCATAAGCCCAGCCACGAACAGGCCCGCGTCGCGCTGGCCCTGTGGAACGAATACTGGGGCAACAAGACCGTCTCGGATATCACGCCCCACGAACAGATCCGCTTCGTCGCCTGGCTGCGCGAATACCGTCAGAACAATCCCCGCAAGGGCCGCACCGACGCGCCGATGACCACCGGCTATATCAACCGTGTCCTGACTGTCGGCCGGGCGGCGCTCAACCGGGCGCAGAAGCTTCAGGAACTGGCGGCTGCGCCGTTCATTTTCCCCGCCGAAGGCAAGGGCGATAAGCGCAAACACATCAAACTGAGCAAGGATCAGTTAAAGGCGCTGATCATGGCCGCGCTCGACTACCAGCCGCATATGGTGCTGTTTATCCTGATATCGCTGAATACCCTGGCCCGGCCGGAAGCGGTGCTGGAACTGGCGCCGCAACAGACCGACCACAACGCCCGCCTGATCGACCTGAATCCGCCGGGGCGGGCGCGCACCAAAAAAGGCCGGCCCATCGTGCCGATGACGGATACCATCTTTCCATTCCTGACCAGCGAGACACCGGAAGACGAAACCGAAGAAGAATACCAGGGCCGCATGGAACGGCCGTTCATCTTGTGGCACGGCAAGCCGGTCAAAAGCATCAAGCGCGCCTTCGCCAAACTGGTGAAGACCGCCAACCTGCCCGAAGGCACCACGCCCTACAGCCTGCGCCACACCATGGCCAGGGAACTGCGCACGCGCGGCGTGCCGTGGGAAGAAATTCAGGGGATGCTTGGCCACAAGATCAGATTGGACGATTCATCCAGCGCCACCGAGGCCTATGCCGAATACGACCCCAACTATCTCAGCCTGGGCCGCAAGGCTATCGATGCGCTTTTTAAAGAACTCTGCGTGCCACTTGCGTTGCACTCCGGGAAGATGGACCTCACCAAACCCTTAAAGGGAATGGTGGGCGCTACAGGGATTGAACCTGTGACCCCTACCATGTCAAGGTAG